GAAACTAGTACAGCAGTTCAATTTGCAATTGCCTATGGAAATAAAGCAGGATCCGGAAGTGCTAACTTTAACGATTCAGTACCCGGTGTATCACCAACAAGAACTGTTTACGGTCAGTACCGTAATTTAGTTTACGGAGACGAAAATGCTCAATTTATTTTTGGAGCAGTAACAGCATCTGATTTCTGGGTAATCTCTGTTGATAGAGCGAGATATAAAGAGCACCTACTTAAAGGTACTTTTAATTTAACACTAACAGGATCTGGAATACAGACACTAAAATTGACCGACAACTCTGGAATGGTATCAACAGATACTTATTTAGATTGCGGTAGAGTCTACCAAATTATCTCCGGTTCAAATGGAGTTGCTAATACCAGCCTCAACGCCAACGGTTACTCTTTAAGCTCTGGATCTTACGGATTATTCTTACCAGATATTGCAACTATCATCCTTAACCCATTAGCACTATCACAATCAATAAACCTAAACCCTTCAAGATCTTCTGATTCAGATGGCTTCAATATCGCAAGATTATTCACTGCTGTTTCAGGAGCTGCATCTTTTCAAGTTAATAGCGAAGAAACAGTAACGTCTGATTTTGTATTCGTTAGAGCTAGAAACAGTGAATTTAACTATTCTGAAAACCCCTCATTTATTTCAGGATCAACAGGAGATGTTATCTACAGTACATTCATTAACTCTCCACAGACCTATATGACAACTGTAGGATTCTACAACGATACTAACGACCTACTCGCCGTAGCTAAATTATCAAAACCACTGACTAAAGACTTCACAAAAGAAGCTTTATTGAGAGTTAAGCTTGACTTTTAAAATGAATGACTGCGTTCAAACAACTGTTAGCATCCGACATTATAGTCACTCCATTTGAAGTGAATAAAGCCTTCCGGTTTACTGGAGCGGCTGAACTCACCGGATCTACTGTTGGTATTGATAGATTTTTAGGAGAAAATATAGAAGGATTATTTAGTCTAAATGAAAGTACAACCGGACAGGTTAATACTGAATATAAGAGACTTATTTACGATTCTGTAAGAGAGCTTTACTATTCTAACTATTTAAGTTCAAGTTATGGTTCACCAGTATCGGTTCCATTTATAATCCCGGGACTCGACTCAACTGGAGATGTATTAGTAGGACCAACAAGCTCTGCAGGTAGATTCGAAAATTATTTAGAAACAACTCTAGCTTATGAAAGGTATTTTCCGACTGCTTCTAATGCAATTATCGGAGTAATTTCAATACCTACTAAACTCTACGGAGATATAATTCAACCAGGCTCCTTTATTATTTCCGCTCAATCAGGAAGTATTACAGATGATGGTGATGGTAATCTTTATTTTTCTTTAGATGGTGAATGGTGCGGTAATATAATATATCAACATGGATTGGTGATCCTAACTAAAGATAACCAAGCAGGAGGTCCGTATTACGGTAGTGCAGTATATGGAACAAGTCTATACGGTGCAGCTAGTAATCCATTTATTGAAAATATAATAACATCCCCAAGTGTAACCTGCTCATTTAGTAGCTCATTTACAATATTTGAAACTCAATACAAATGCACTTTTAATTCCTCAGAATACAACCTTACACTAAATCCATCCTTAATTTCAGGATCAACCGGAAATATTTATGATTTTGCAACTGGATCTTTGTTTAGCCCGTACGTTACAACAGTAGGGTTATATAATGAAAATCAAGATTTAATCGCAGTTGGTAAGTTAGCAAAACCTTTACCGAGTAGTAATGTAACAGACACAACAATCTTAATTAATATCGATAGATAAAATTTATGCCTAATTGGTTTTACGAAAACAAAGAAGTTACACAGGAATATCAATTTGAAGACAGAGCAGTTGGATTTGTTTATTTAATAACAAACATCGAGACTGGTAAGTTTTATATTGGTAGAAAAATATTTACTAACACTCTGACTAAAAAATTAACAAAGAAAGAAATTTCGGAACAGTCCGGCCCAGGGAGAAAGCCTACTAAAAAGAAAGTTAGTAAGGAATCTAATTGGAGAGAATATTGGGGTTCATGTAAGCCTCTACTTGCCGAAGTTAAAGAGATTGGCGAAGATAAATTTAAAAGAGAGATTTTAAAGTTGTGTTTCTCTAGAAAACAATTAACTTATTATGAAATCGCTTACCAATGTAAATATGACGTACTTGAAACAAATTCATACAACGACAACATTATGTCCAGAATTTTCCGAAAAGACTTGCACTTACCCGATTAAAGTGTTATATTTAATTAATGGTCAATCATCTACTAGTAAGTCTAGTAAATAGTGTAATCGGGGCAGGTAAGCCGACATCAGGAGATAACTTCTCCTATAATTGTCCTTTCTGCAATCACTACAAGCCAAAATTAGAGATTAACTTTAAAGAAAACGAGGAAGGCATACACCACTGGCATTGCTGGGTGTGTAACAAGAAAGGAAAGAAACTCGTTAGTCTTTTTAAGGCTGTATCTGCTCCTGACCACAAACTACAAGAACTTAAGAACTACGTTAAGATCTCCTTTCAAGAAGAGCATGGAGTTAAAGTAGAAGCTCTAGCCCTACCTAAAGAATATAAACCCCTACATGATGTTAGTACTTCAGAAGTTACTGTACGTCAAGCATTACGTTATTTGAAAGAAAGAGGAATCAATTCAACTGATATTAAAAGATATAATTTAGGTTACTGCGAGTCTGGCCGCTATAAGGATATGATTATCATTCCAAGTTACGATGAGAATGGTACTCTAAATTATTTTGTAGGCCGTAACTTCGGTCCAGGTGATATAAAATATAAAAACCCTCAAGCATCCAAAAATATTGTTCCATTCGAATTGACCATTAACTGGGATAGTCCAATTGTGTTGTGTGAGGGTACTTTTGATGCAATGGCAATCAAACGTAATGCAATTCCATTACTAGGAAAGATTCTACCTGAAAAGCTTATGAAGAAGATTGTATCTTCTAATGTTAAACAGGTTTTTATTGCATTAGATAATGACGCATTAAAGCAGGCAATTAATTATTGTGAGACCTTACTAAACCATGGAAAAGAGGTGTTCCTAGTAGACTTAGATCAAAAAGATCCATCCGAACTAGGTTTCACCAACTTTACTAAATTATTACATAAAAGCACTCCATTATCATTCAGAACGCTAATGGAGAAAAAATTCCAATTATGATAGAAAAAAACGAAAACGTAAACAGCAAACGAGTTAAGAGATTAATACATCCGGATTCAACAGCTCGTCAAATCACCCTTGAAGATTCTAGATTCTATCAAAGGAAAGAAGGATTATTTTACCCTTCAGTAACTACGGTATTATCTTATTATCCAAAAGATAAATTCTTTGAAACCTGGTTAAAAGAAGTAGGATCTAATGCTGATGTCATCATGCGTAGAGCAGGTGAAGAAGGAACTCAAGTCCATACTGCTATCGAAGCATACTTAAAAGGAGAAGAAGTAACTTGGATAAACGAATGGGGTTCTACCAAGTACAGTTTAAAAGTATGGCAGATGATCCTAAAGTTTGTTAATTTCTGGGAAACCTATACCCCCACCCTTGTTGAATCAGAAGTTCATATTTTCTCTGATGAATTAGAGGTTGCAGGTACTTTAGATTTAGTAGTTGAGATTGAAGGTGAATTATGGTTACTAGATATTAAAACTTCAAACTACTTACATGATTCGTTTGACTTACAGCTTGCTTGCTACGAACAGGGCTGGAACGAATGTTTTGAGAAGCCTATTCAAAGACGCGGTATTATCTGGTTGAAAGCTATGACAAGAGGAGAAAGTAAGAAAGAGGGTAAGATGCAGGGTAAGGGATGGGAAATCAAAGAACCAGCTGAATCTTTTGAGGAAAACAAGAGAATCTTTAAACACCTTTACGAAATCTATAAAATTAAAAGACCGGACGTAAAACCTATCACAGAAATATTACCCACTAGCATCAAACTGAAAGGGTGATATTTATAACATATGATCAAGCTCACCTCCCTT